TGGCGCATATCGGTGGTCTGCCGCCGTGTGTGTGCCGCTTGTGTCATCGCCCATAAAGTAAGCCTCAGCCTTTGACGTCGCGCTGATCGTGGTCAATCCAGTGACGGCGACACTGGCCTCGTTAGCCCCCGGAAAGGAGCCAAAGTTGATTGTTGCCGTGCCAGTGCCGTTAGCCATTAGGCGCTAAGAGCGGTGTACGTGAGACTTGAGCAAGCTACGGTATCGCCGGCAGTCACCGTCAAGCCGTTGGTCATGTTGATGTCAGACGCACTCGCAGCCACCGCACAATGGATAACCGCAGTGCCGCCCGATGTTTGCAATGACGCAAAGGCCACCGTGCCGCCTGCCGCATTGGTGTCCGATGTGATCGCGTTAGCTGTGGCTGTGCCCGATGCCGATGCACCAAAGGCTGTTGCACTCAGCGCCAGGTTAGCCACTACCGTTGACGGAGCAGCCACCGTTGAGCCAGTGATGTGAAATTTCAACCGACCCGATGCGCCAATCAGCGCGGTTACAGCGTCAGTGGCCGCGTTTCGTGCGGCTGTGCTATGCGTTACTGCCATTTTCAGTCTCCTGCGCCTGTAGCGCCTTTAGTTGATCTTCGTCAAGAAAGCCGACCATTTCGACCGTCTCAACCTTGCCCGTTTCCTTGCGGGTTATCTCAAGGACGAATTTAACTTCGCCCACTTGTCCATTCAAATTCATTGAACCCCCGTTACACGACCATCAGGGCCGCGAATGATTGTTTTAGGCCGGCTCATCTGCTCAATTGCCCGGGTAAATCCGTCGAGCGATGCTTGCAGAGCCTGTGCCACCATTGCGCCAGTATCGACCTTTTCGGCTTGCTCAGCCGCTGGCGTTTCAATATCTGTCTCTGCGTTTTCAGCAGCAGGAGCCTCACTTGTAGCAGCCGCTTTACTTGCCGCGCCAATCTGAGCCACGAGTACACGTGTTTCATTGTCTAGCTGTGCCTTCCACCGTTCAAATTCTTGATCGCGTTGATGCTGTTGGTCTTTATACTGAGCCTCCAGCGCCCTGAGTTGTGCTTCCTGCTCCAATTGCATCTGCTTTTGCTCGGCCTCAACCTGTTGTCGGTTCCGATCAACTTCGCTCTGCATCTGGGCTTTGAAGTGCTCCAATTGTGCCTCATGTTCACGCCCTGCTTGGTCGGCTTGCATTTGATATTGCGTTTTAGCCTGTTCAAGCTGGGCAGACTGTTGCAACTTCATCGACTCGATCTGCATGGTCATTTGACCCTTGGCTTGCTCGATCTGCATTTGCCCCTGCATTTTCATCATCTCGGGGTTTTGCGGAGGCGGCGCCATGCCCTTCTGTGGATCGGTGAAGAACTGATCTGCGTCCTTGTGACCCAAAGCCTGGGGGATTTTGCTGGCCGTGTAATAGATATTCTGCGGTGTCGCGATGCCCATCTGCATCAGGTTGGTTTGCAGCTGGAGAATGTTCATTAACTGTTTAGCCTGGGCATCCCGGTTACCAGTGCCGATGCCACAATCAATCGTCAGGTCAAACCCGTTGCGCCACTCCCGCGGGTCAATCTCAACCCAGTTGCCTTGGATATTGATCGTCTGCGAGCGGTTTTGGTAAGTGACGGATTCTTTGAGCAGGAGTTTGAACAACCGCCGAAACCCTGTCTCAGCCATTGTCCGGGCCATGAGTTCCAAACGCTGCATGGCCGACTGTTGGATCAGGTCAATGCCTGTCGCCGTCTGGTTCAGGGTGTCGGAATCAAGCCCCTGGTTGTATTTGGTTATGCCCGTGCGCTCGTCAGTGAGCTTGCTGAAATACTCCAGCCCACCAATTGCAGATTGGCTAATGTCCTGGGTCTGCAAGGAGTTAATCATGCCCGGAGCTTTAACGCGGACTAAACCACCTGGGCGGGCGGTCAGCATATCGTCAAGGTTGACCTGACCTTCTACGACCTCATGGCGGGGATTGTTGCCCAGGTACAAAGCGTCAAGATACTGCCGCAAGAGTTGGGTCTTGATCGTTTGAAAATCGACCGTTATGTCAGCCAGGGACAACCCGAAATGCCTGTGAGGCATTAGGATAGGGGATAGATCGGCAAAGGGATGGCCGTCCACTATCTCGTTTTCCAGGATGGTTGAGCCTGCCTTGAGAATCCGCCGCCACTCAAGGATGCCGTCGCCGTCGTAGTCAACCTGCACGTAAGCGTCAATCAGCCAGACATAGCGGCTCATCGGGTCGTTGTTGCCGCCGTCCTCGTATTGAGTAGCCGCCTCGTCGTCATACACCCGGCGCATGATGGCCTCTGAGTTGTATTGCGCCCAGTTGTTGTCGTCAGTGAGCGAGAGACATTCATCCTTGCTGTAGCCCATCGCCACCAGGTCGCCGATTCGTTTCCTGACACGTTGAGCGATGAACGGAGTGTCCTCGATGGTCTTTGACCGACGCGACACCAGAATTTCCTCGGGCGGCACGTTGTCAACGATCGTTTTCATGACCCGCTTGGTGCGCTTGATCGTGATCGAGTACACCAAAGGAGGGTTGTCAATGGCGTGCTGCATTTGAGCGAGCATTTGCCCGATCTGTTGCATCGCCTGTTGGTTGCCCATTTGCTGGGCTTGAGCGTATTGTTGTTGCGCAGCCTGAAACTGCTGCTGCATTTGTGGTAACTGCTGGGTGTAGGTTTCGTCAACATCAGAATCCTGAGACTCGACCTCGATTTCCTCCTCGTCATTGGCTGGTTGCATGATCGCTGTGATCTGCTCCATCGTCTGGCCGACGTATTCCTCGCGGGTTACTTCCTTTTTTTCCTCAGAGTAAACCTTGACGTAGCCGTTCTTGCTTAGCAGGCCGTCTTTCAGCCACCAGTAAACGATGCGATAGCCTTCATTCTGCGACCACAATAACCAATTGGCATATTCAGTCGCCTGTTGTGCCTTTTGCTCGTCACCGGGTTTGCGTGGGCTGAATCGGGCAATGTCCTCGCCACTTGTGAAGATACGCATGAGCGAAGGCATCGCCCATTCAATCGCGTTTGCAACGTCAGGGGATACAACGGATGAGCGCCCGTCAACTTCGGGGGGAGCTAGTTTGCCACTTGGTCGGACTAAATAGTATTCAAGCGCCGTCCTACGCTGCTCAGACAGCCGCCCGACATAGCCCAAGCTCTGCGAGACCTCCGCGTCAACCAGAGCCTTTAGCTCGTCGTCTGTCATTTTTTGCATAGTTAGGCGTAATTCATATTGGCGTAATTCAGAGTTCCTTTTGACCACTCCGAATTGGTAAGACTGCCCACGCAGACACCCAAATACCTAAATGCGTCCGCAGCGTGGGAATGATTATCATGCACCGGGGCTGTTGCCTCCCCTGTTTGCGCGTTGATGGCCCGTCGGTAGTTATACAAGTGATCAACCAGCACGTCAGCCTTGTCAGCGTCAAAATATACCTGTCCAAACATCATACGAGCCGCTCTAATGCCGCTTTCAATGTCCAACTTGGGCGTGATTCTAACATTCCACCCCTGAGAATCAAGCACTTCCTTGGCTGATCGCCCTGTCTGCAGGTTGCGGGTCTCGCCATCGTGAGGTAGCCACATTTCACCCCAGTTCCACTTGCGCTCTCTTAACAGAGTGGAATAGTAATCCAGGGTCTTATGAGAATCCTCAATGTAATCAATGATGCGAACGTCACTTGCGCCTTTTTGCACCAGGATGATCGACGTTTTATCATTCCATCCCAAGTCCCAAATTGCATGAACACGCAACATCGGGTCGTATGGCAAAGGTCGGATGCGGCCATTGGAGCGTGATTCGTCGATCTGGTCTTTGTAGATCGCACCCGGCACGTTATACACGTCCCAGCGGCCTTCGAGGAGCTGCTGTCGTTCAACGTCAGGCAGCATCATTAGGCGTTCCAGGTAGCCAGTGCCGTCCAGGTGGTTGTTGTCGGACAACTTGGACGAGATAAACCTACGATGAATAAATCGCCCGTTGACATTGAGCGTCACCATGCTGTCAGCACCGTCTTTTTTGATGCCGAACTTCTCCATTATCCATTTGGGGCCTGGGTTGCATGACGCCCTCATCTTGGCCGATAGCCGTTTATCAGGTGAGCGAAGG